AAAGAGTTAAAAACTTCTTCCATTAATGTTTTTTCGTTTAAAAACATAGTGGGTCTTAACCGCGTGTGACCTGATTTTATTGACGGATCATCACCTCGACAAAAAAATATCTTCTCAATATCTAAGGCTACAAACGCCCAAATATCTGATCTTTTTTGTTTTGATAGATTTCTTGTGTGAAAACTGTAGGATTTATAATTTAATGGAATAAAGCCTGCTGTTTTTATTTGCAGGGTTAGCAGCAAATTATTTGTTGTTTTAATGTAAGCGTCATCAACATTATTGTTGACAAGCGTACATTCGTGGCCAGCCCTAGAAATTCTGCTTAATGCTAAATACTCACCAGCCCGCCCAACACTTGCGCGGGCCAATTGATCGTGCATTTAAACACTCTCCAACCAAGTATGGATTTTTGTGGTTTGGTGTATTCTATCGTCGATGCCGTGATACCCACCGTTCACCCGCTTCGTTATTTTGCGGATAACCTCGCCATCGACACCAGTGTCTGCAATTTTATACAGACCGTTGTTAGAAAAAAACCACATAGCTGTTTCAAACGCGTATTCTTCTTCCAGCAATGAAGGATCTTCTATAACCTCCGGCAAGCCCATATCAGAAGCAAATGCTTTGACGTTGTTGTATCCCGTCAATTGTAAAAATCCGCGTCCCAAATATAGGCTGGCTTTTTCTTTCGTATCATTACCCATACGCCCAAAATACACGTTCTCAGCTAACGCTTTTGGGTTACGCGCAAATGGCTCTGCACTTTCCTTAGTCGGAAATCTGCTAGGCCAAACCCGCATCATCGCCTCGACAGAGTAACTCAGGTTTTCTTTTGTTAATTTAAACCCGCCGGATTCGTGGTGGGCCTGCCCCATCAAATGCGCGGCGCGCTTGTTAGATAATTTGTAATGCTTGGCGATTGCGCGCGCCGTATTTGGCCCAAACGATCCATCAGCAGAAACGCCAATCTTCGCCTGCAATTTTCGCATTGCATTACTCATTTTCTCTTCTTCGCCGTTTTAGCAGCAGCTTTAAATGCGCTGGCTTTGGGCGCGCCCTTAGTGCCAACCTTGCGCATTTTCTCACCGCTTCCAGCCTTAATTCTCTCACGCTTTTTATGAATATTTGAATACAAACTCATTTGCTTTCCCTTCCGCTAATATGCCCCGCAACAATGCCTATGACGCCCGTCAAGCTCATCTGGAGCAGTTCAATGATGTTTTGATCTACCGGCCCACCTTGCTCTCGCGCTAACGCAAACTCATCGTAAACTATGAAACCAAGCAGGCAGATCAGTCCGGCGCCCATGATAAATACTGTTAAATCTTTTATCCTCATTACCACTTCACCTTATTTGCCCAATACGCCGCAGACATTTTGCCCTTCGCAATATTACTTGCGTGGCGCGCTTTAAATGATTTGTTTCGGGCCGTTCCATCTTTCGAGCCAGATACACCCTGCTGGCCAAACCTAATTGTTTTTACCTCGTCGCCTGCTTTGGCCACGACAACGTGTGACTTTGTTTTGTGGCTAGGTGTGCGCTTGGGTTTGTTAAAACCAGACACACCAGCCCGCGCTAATCTAGGATCTTCTTTCATTACTTGCTTACCTTCTTAACTTTTTCGAAACTTCTCATTCCAGCCAGACCTAACATACCCGTTAAGATCGGCATCATAACCGACATTTCTGCCTGCGGGATTATAAAACCAAAGCCCGCACAAATTGGAGATATAAGAAAGTTAACCATCAAGCCTAGCACACACACATAGCCACACAGAGGGCGCCACGACGCCTGAAACCAGTTTCCCTTAGCCTCTGCTGTATTAACCGCTATCTGCGCTAACATGGCCTCCTGTGCGTGCCTGTCAGCCATCGTACTCAATTCATGGCTCAACGCTGCGGCTTTGTCTTTGTCTTCTATGAATTTTCCAACGATCTCCGTGGCTGGGCCAATCAAGCTTGCAATAATACTCATCTCTTAGATCCCAGCGCAGAGAACCCAAAGAATGCAGCGACAAGTCCCGATATAGCTATGAAATACGTAGGGGCAATATCCGCCAACAACTGACCCGTGGTGTCATACCCAATGAGATCCGCAGCAACAATGCCAAGCGGGTAAATCAGCAGGCCAAATAAGGCAAACCACGTCATTTTGAGTTGTGCATCTCGCTTGTGATCTGCGTCTTCCATTCGCAGGCGGCGATCCTCTAGCATAAGCTCGCGCTCATCTGGATCAATCTTGCCGTTACTGTTTAGGTCATATTCAGTCATCTGTTAAACTCCTTGCGTATCCTTTTGCTATATTTTTATGACTTGTTATTATAACAACTTTTCCACGTTTGCCATATACAACGTACTTTTTGCCTTTTTGAACTAATATCACTCACCATTTACCCTGTGATCTTCCGACAAACCAAATAACTCCGCCCGCGATTGCTAAACCAACTGAAATTATCAATGTAATTATAATTCCGTTTATAAGATTGTCTATTGCCTCTTTTTTTGCGTAAACCAAGTCCCGTTGCTCTTTGCGCTGTTGTGCTTCGATAGCTACAATCTCACGCCAAGCAGATGGCCCATAAACGAATGAAATATAATCCTTTAATTCTTCACGCATTTCTTTCAGCTTTTGTTTTTGAGTCCACAATTCTAAAGCGTGACTTTGAGTGTCCGAAAAAATTTTATAAAGTGGAGGTTTTTTAGATTTCTGCTCTAAGAAATCAATGTCAGCAGATGCTTTTGCAAACTGAGAAATTGCGCCTGTGAAACTTGAAATTTCCTTGCCGACCTCACAAGCCTTTTTTATTCCTTTGTATGCGCTTGTGGCGAGTGTTATCGCACTGATAGGATCAATCATGCCGGAGCCTTTTTAGTTTATCTGTCGAGCATCCTGTCCATCTTTAAATCTAACGCGTCCAATCGTGCTATGACACGATCCATTGCTGTGTTGTTGTCAGGTTTAGTTACATATTCTTCTCTCGTTTTATTGATTAAAATTTGGAGCCGTTGAAGCTCCAAAATATAACCACGTAAAACGAAACCAACAAAGGCTATGCCCAAAGTTAAAATTGCACTCCAGATCATATCCATTTCCATTAGTAACTGCCCTGCCAGACGCGTAAGTTGCTAAATTCGCTACTCATCAACTTCCTTTTTAACACATCTTTGACTGCTTGGGTATCCGTCCACTCAACACCAGCTTCTTTTAGCCAAACAGATAGCATCCCCATATCTACATTTCCGACGTGCTTATAATCAGAGCCGAAACTGTTTTGCGTAACTTCGCGCGCGTGGGCCGCGTCTTTGAGCATTTGAGAACCGTCAAAGGTTTTCTTAATGACCACGTTGTCACCTTCAAAAGAAACCTTTTCTGAAATTTTAGTTGATGTATTAAGACTCATCCCAAGCCTCATTCACATTTGGCGTTGATGGATCATCACCCTTCAGAGTGCCGTCTGCATTGCGCGCACGTTTGCGTTTCGTGCCAATTTTTTCAGTGGCTTTGCTGGCAACCTTTTTAACTGCCTGCGCAACCTTCGGCGCCTCACTCACAGTTTCTAAGATTGTTACCGTATCGCCGCGCAGTGAGTTTAATTGCTCAACTTCGCTTTCCGGCAGAATGACAGTTTCACCCTTTTCTATTCTACCCTTGCTGCACAGAATTTTGATTCTGTTAACTATAACTTTCTGCATAAATAACTCCTAAATTGAAAATAGGGGCGACATGAGCCGCCCCTAAAGTTATTATATTATGAAGTTGTGTTGTCTGCAATAATTCCAGACGCAGCCTCATTCTTACAAACCAATGTAAGTTCTGTCACCACTTGGCGAGTTGTGTTATCACCAGTTTTTGCAAGTGCAACATTTTTGGTTGGACGCAGCATTGCGACTTCCCACATATTGTCCTGCATGATGAAAACGTCACGCGAACGATTTTCCCGTGATGGCATGAACTCCACAGTTCCCCAAGGTGTCACGTAAACAGCCAATGACTTAACAACACGCTCGTCGCCAGCTTGCACTGATGAACGCTGGTTGTTGTTACCAGTGAAACCTAGAGCAACGTTCATCTGGAACGCTGATAGATACACTGTGTCTGGCTTGCCGCCCTCTTCCCAAATTGACTGCATAACTGTGTCAAATTTAGCCTGAGTAAACGCTGTAGGAGCGCCTGAGTCGGTACGTGCGTTGCTGCCTGTGCCGTTAGGATTGGCACCAGAACTTGCAGAAACAAAGTTCACGTTGGTGGTCATCCAAGCTGGAGCGCCTGCAAGTTCCCTCGCAGTTGTAGCATTACCAGCGACTTTAGCGTTATTGTCGAAAAGTGCTTTTTCGATGTCTAACTTTTGCTCTTTTGCAATTAGCAAAGTCTGGTAAGCAATTTGCTTGTTCTTGGATACGTGGTCTAATCCCTCATCCGTATCGGGAACCACGACTGCATTTTTAAAGATTTGAGTTGAATTGTTCAATCTTGTTGTTGCAGTACGAGCTTCAGCAGTTGTTGCGTCACCCTCAATATGTGCGTTAGCCGCACTCGCGCGTAGCGATTGAGTGTTCCACTCTACCAAAGTATTTTTGGCAGAACTTTTTGAGCTTTTGCTGTAAAATGGAGTTTCCTCCGGCGACACGTTATAAATTACTGAAGATAAATCTTCACGTATTGTATTGACAGAATCATAACTGTCAAAGGTATTGGATGGCTGTGCCATTATTTTGTCCTTTCAAAGACTACTGGTTTAAGATCAGGCTCAATGCATCATCGATTGAGCCAGTTTTCTGCAAGCGCGCTTGCGCCTTATTGCGAGTTACAGCATCTCCGTCTTTACGCTTGGCCGCACCAGCCTTCACAACGGGACGAACATTCTCGCCCTTCTTCTGCGCTTGTTTGCGCTTCGCAACCAGTTGCTTATATTTACGTGCGTCATTTAACGCCCGCACATATCTGCTGTCCGTAACCATTTGCATCTCCTCGGCAGTGAAGCCATATTCGATGCCAGTTTCTACGAGAGCCGACTTAACTTTATCGCTGCTCTCAGGGTTACCCAATTCTGGAATATGTTGAACAAGAGACTCAGCCTGCTGTTGCAGATACGCTTGATGCGCCTGCGCCTGCTGCTGATGCTGTTGATTTTGCATATGTTGAACCTGTTGCATTTGGGAGTCATATTGCACCTTGTCCTCATCGTATTTAAGTTTTTGCTCCATGAACCCAATGGGATCATTTTCAAATAACTCTCTAGATGGTGGGACGGGTGCCTGCACTCCGTTTTGTTGTGCTTGTTGGTATAGCTGCATAAATTGTTGTTGCTGCTGTTGCAATGCGGCTTGAGTTTGCTCAGTGTGCTTACGCATCTCAGCAACCTCTTGGAACCGCTTATTAATTGCCGCTTGTCCCGCAGCAGATTGCTTGAGCTGATCCAGTGTCCAATTCTCTACTTTTCCATCGACTTTGACGGGGATAAAATTGGTGTCTTCAGTAGCTTCTACTAGGTCTTCGCCGTCAATTTCAACATCATCAAGATCATCAAGATCTTCGCTGGATGCTTCAACGTCATCTTCGCTTTCAGTTGCAGCCTCAACTTCCTCAACCTGATCTTCATCGGGTGCGGTAATTGCTTCTACAGCTTCACTTAGATTATTTTCTCCAGATTGTTCTGGAGCCGTTGCGAGCAGGCTTTCTGCTGCTGCTTCTAGGGTAGTCGATTCCATCGGTACTACTTCCTTTGTTTGCGATCTAAAAGCGCCTCTGCCATAACGGCGGCGTCGAGGGTTGCTTCGATCTGGTCTAGCGCGCGCATTATTGCGTGTGCCTCTTCGCGCACGTCCACTTCGGACGCACTACTGCCCGCAAAAATCGACATTTGATTTTCGCGTACACTCTGCATGAAAGTCTTGAACGCGGTATCGTTTTTTAAACGGCGCGCTTCATCAGCTTCTATGCGGATTCCCGTACTCATTGTGGCTGCTGGCCTTGAGCCATTCCACCAATCATTCTCATTTTATCTTGCTCCGCTTGTATCCTAGCAACGTCTACCGCAGTTCCGTATTCACCGTAAACCTTTGCGGCGTCTACCAGAAGATCTTGCGCCATTTGATCTCGCTTCAAATCGTCGCTGGCAGCAGCTTTTTGTGCGTCAAGTTGCAGCTTGGCCATGTCTGATTGCATCTTAGACTGAGCCTTCATTTGCTCTGCCTGCAAGAATGCAGCGTTTGGATCGGATGCTTGCCCCTGCTGGGCTTGCGCCTGCTGCTGCATTTGCAGCATTTGCGCCTCAATCTCTGGCGTTATTGGCGCAAAATATCTGTCAGCATTGCGTATGCCGGAAACACTTAATTGATCCGCCAATGTGTTTCTAATGTTTGTGAGTGAAACCAAACCATTCTGCGGGCCGTAGGTTTGGTACACCATCGTTTGCATTTGCAGGGCTTGGCCCAGCGCGGCAACCTTTTCCGCCTCGCGCCCAGTGCCAAGACCCACATTAATGGCAACGTCCATAGACTGATCCCAAACGCGTGGGTCAACGGGAACGAACATACCATTCATTCTCATCATCTTTTCTTCGTCTACGTTCTTGCTCATTAATCTCAACATTATTCCGAATAGGTCTTTAACCCCATCGGCAAGATTTCTCACCATAACCTCAACCTGACCCGCAGCAGCCTCTACAGTCGCCTGCACAGCAGCCTTGGTTGTTGACTGCATGGCGTCAGGGTTTAGGGCTACGTTCTGCGTAACACCTGTTTTCTGGTCTACTACACTGTCTAAGTAAGTGAGCGCGCTCAGTGTCTGTCCGGCAACAAATGGCACTGACAAGTCTTGCACTGCGCCAGCGGTACGCATTCTGACAATGGCGCCAATTTCATTATTTAGCACATCGTCTATGTTTACCGAATCACTGATAATACCAATTCTTGGATTATTCGTCATTGCTACGTTATCTAAAATGCCACGCATTATCGAAGTAGCTGCGTCTTGGTCATCCATGATTAAATCAGCTAATGACTTGCCGTAAAAAGTGTGTGGCTCTGGGTCAATCTCCATTTTGGCAAACGGCAACTCATCACACTGCTCAAAATCAAGCATTTCGTAACCCGTACCGCCGCATATTATTTTGTGTAAAACTGGTATGCCAGTTCCGTCCACATCTATGCGCATATAGGCTTCCGTAATTGTCACATTTTTCATTGACGGGTCTTGCTCGTCTTCGTCAAAATCATTGCTAAAACCTTGGCGCTCGTATGTTTCAGCCTCAGTCATTTCTGAGCCGCTATCAAAGCTATCAAGCTTTGTAACCACTTCAGGGTCAAAGCCCATTTCGATTACATCTCCGGCGCGCATTTCTGTGCGGTGCGCCACCACGTAGGCGTCGGATAACATACGCGCGGATCTATCTATGAAAAACTCTTCCGGCGGTATGCTTTCAATTACTAACTCGCCGTCTTCCTCCTGCCGACTAAGCTTGACACTGTGGGATGGCATCTCAACTTCCATACCCATTTCGTCCATTGATAGTGACATTTCCATCGTATGCTCAAGAATGGTAACGTCATCGTCAGACACCAGAAAAGTGTACTCGTCATCAGATAAATCTGTGTAGGTGTGAATTTCTGCGCGTGGCGTTGTCTTCCAATATGCTTTCACGATGCCTTGCTTTTTAATTAACGCGTCGTGGAAAGCGTCATTTAAAACGCGATAACCATTTAGCCTAGCAAATTCATGCTGCATAAACTCAGTGGCTTGCTCCGCCATCGCTACGTCTTCTGCACCGTTTGGAACATACTCCACTGGCTTTGCGGAACTAAGGAAAATACGCATCAGGCTTGGCTTTACCGCACGTACGGTATCGCGTACCTTTGTAGATACAACCTTACTGCGGCCATTCTCGTAACCCAAATCAACTTCGCCGTCGTAGTAACGTTGAGACTTTATTCTGATTTCGCTTATCTCAGATTCCACAAAATCCACGGCAGATGATATGGCGTCCTGCACAATGCCCTCAACCTCAGTGCGTGATTTTGGCTTTAATTCCATTTTACTATCCTATTGTGGCTGGTTCATTCTATTATAATTATTGTAAACATCCATTGACATAATTGGTGCAGCGCGCTGTGGGCCAGCTTGAACGAAATTTGCTAAAGACTGAACTCTTGATTGGAGTTTCGCCCAGCCACTTTCATCTCTCAACGCTCGGCTCACGAAGTCAGCATCTTCAGATATTAAAACATCTACAACTTTCTTTCTATCTGCGTCGGATAATTGCGGCGCGGCCTTCTTCGTAATTTTACCAAGTAACCTCAATAAATTCATTGGATTTGGAGACGAAATTGCTTCTGCTATTTCACCAGCGCCAATACCCATTCCCTGACGCGCTCTCTGTGTTCTTGTAACGTCAGTGATAGACTGGCCTAAAATTGTAGTCGCCGCAGCTTGAGATCCAGCAGCACGATTAATTATAGACATAAGATCATCTAACTGATCTTCCGGCATAACAATTTTAAGTATTTTACTTTCTTTTCTCTCAGGGTTTGCCAAGGCTCCCATTAAGCTTTTTCTGGAACCCATGCCCATTTTATTCCTAAATGCCTGCATAACTCCAGCGCGGTATGCTTTCACAGCCGCTGGGCCATTTTTCATTACTTCTGCAAATTCAACCTCAACGGCATCAGCATTTTTAGATAATGCGGATTGTCCATTTTTAAATGCTTCGCGTGATAAACGCACAACACTTGCCTGCGCCCTCGTAGCTTGCAGCCCCTCGGCAGACTCATCAAGCCTAGTTCTCAAGCCACCTTCTAATTCAGATATTGCTTCTCCAGAAAGACCCTGACCAGCCCTATATCTGGCTGACGCAACACCCTGCAAAGCCCTACGCACCGACTCAGCTTCTGACACAGTGGGCGATCTATCAAATGTAACTTCACCACTCTTCGACACTGAGAAGAAAGGCTTCTTACCAGTTTCGGCAAGGAAAGCTTCTTTAACCTCATCCGCAGCGGATGGAACCCTGCGCAATGCTTCAGACAGTTCGTTCAAAACCCCCTGCGGCGCGTCTTGCGTTTTGAATGGTTCGTAAGCAACTTTCTCCGCCGCCCTCGCAGCTAAGTCATCTGCGCTCATAGCGCGCAACACGTTTGGATCATCAAATTGAGATAAGTTTTGCTGCATCCCCGTTAGCGCAGCTTTGCGTCCGGCCTCTGGGCGCCTTTCGAGTGATTCACGCAATGCCGTTGCTGCGGGGCCACCAGTTGATCTAAAACCTCTAATCGAGTCTGCGAGTGTGCTATTCTCTGCTATTATAGTCCCGTTAGAAACGTCCTCAACAATTTCGTCGATACTTTTACCGCTTTCAAATGCTAAACGCTGCAATTCAGTTTCAACAATCTTTCCGCCACGCCCACCTAACCTTCTGCGGGCAAAATCAATAACCCCAACTCCCAAACGCTTGATAGGCTCAGTCAAGGCAAAAGTTCCAGCGCCTAAAACTGCGCCAGCAGGCGCACCAATAATGCCACCAGTTAAGCGACTTCCAAAGTCTTCACCTTTACCCGCGCCAGTGAGTGCGCCCTGCGTAGCTCCAACAGCAGTTGCGCCAATAAGGCTTTTTGGCATTGTAGTTCCCGCAACTTTTGAAACTTTTGCAACGTTTGCAATAGTAGGATATTTTGCAGCTAAATTCGCAAACGTTGCTGCACCCGCAGTGCCGCCAGTAAATATAGCTCCTATGAGGGCTGGTAGCGCGGCCCCCGTAACTTCAAAACCTAAAGACTCCATTGGGTTATCTTTTTGGTAATCTTTTAAAGCACCCCTAACCTCAGTAACTAACTCATCATACTCTGCGCTTCCTATAGACCTAATTCTAGCTTCAATTTCGTCTGCAAAGCCAAATGTAACACCCTGCAAAAAAGTTCGAAAGCGTTGCGTTGGAGCTTCGGTTGATCTGTTAAGATATTTTGTAAAATCAACCATTATTCAAAACTCCCCGTTTCCATAAAGTTTCTGCGCTCTTCCTCTGATGTTTGGCTCCATATCCTCTCCCAGACGGCTTGCGTTAATGGCTCCCCATCAGCACTGGCACCCTGTGGCATTGGAGGTATAGACATAGGCTCAAACTTAGGCGCGATTTCTGCAAGTTCTCCACTGTACCCAAATTGAGGAATAACTTTTGCGGGGTCAAAGCCACGCGCTACTGCTACAGATGAATATGTATCATAAATAGGTTGGGACAAATCCGCTTGGGCTTTATACAGCCTAGTTGCGCGATCAACAAAGTCTGCGCGCTGGCTTAAAGAAAGTCTAGTTCCCTTTTCAACTTGATCGACTGCTGCTTGAATGCGGGCGGTGAATGCACCTGATTTTGCAGCAGCTGCAAATTCGCTTTCACGAACCACTGATCCGGGGTCGAGAACCTTCATGTAGTTAAAGATTAATGAAAGATCACCAGCGGGGCTTGGATCTTTAGCGGAAGCCACAATACGAGTGTAAGCTTCTGACACATCTGAAAAGTTTTTAATTCTAGGTAAGCTTGTAAATTCTTTACGCAAAGCCTGAGCGTCTTTGAAATCACCCCCAACTGGTGGTGGCCCTTCCATTCTCTTTTTTAAAACTTCACTCATAACAGCCGGAGCCATTGCCGGATTATTTTCCACAACAGTAGCCAGTTCCGCGTATCCATTTTTACGAAGCCACTCAACAGTTTTATTAGCTTGAGACACAGACATCCTCTGAGCGCCACGCTGACGTATTGCCTCACCACTTCTCATTGATGGCATGATAAGGGGATCAAGAGCCGCAGCAAAACCTTCCGCGCGGCTTAAACCCGTCTGCGGATTTTGTTGCCCCATGTAATCCAAAACTCCACCAAACATAGATTTAGATCTTGGCATTGTCGCTGGCGCTGCCATAGGCTGGTTAACTGGAGTGCCTAAAGAAAAATCACTGGCGCGCCTCATGGGATCATTTCTACCTAGATTCGGAAATCTTAATGCCATCTTATCGTCTTTCTTATCTACTAAAATTTAGGTAATTGAGCGAAGGATTGTAAATAACTGAATAAGCCCGGATTATAATTTTCAGTTGTGCTAGTTGGCTTCGGCGCCTCACCAAGTGCAGCCAGAGGCGCCCCAAGTGCAGCCAAAGGCGCTCCAGTGTAACCCGCGTATTGGCCCTTCGCGGCGTCAATGAGCGCCTGCTGTATGCCCTGCTGCAATAATCCCTGATTTGCTTGGTCTTGCTGTATTGAGCGACCAATATTAAAAGCCTGCTGGCCGTATCCACCAAGTCGAGCGCCAGCGCCTTGACGCATACTCTCCGCAGCCATTCTATTTGCCACATTCTGACGCTGTGCGTCCATCATGCTTTGCGCGCCAAATTGTGATGCACCAGTTCTAGCCGCAACGTTTGCAGCTTCGGCAGAGGCGCGCTGACCAACGTCAAACTGTGCGGCGCCAATTGCACGATCGAAGCCACCCTGACGTAAAGTCGCCGCCGTCCTAGCGGCTTGCTCATCATATGCCTTGCGAGTTTCTGCTTCAGCAACACCCTGCCTAGATCCGCCGAAGGCTCTCGCCGCCGTGGCTTGCGCACCCATTTGGTTTAGCGCACGTTCCTGCTGGCCGGAAATATCAGCTAAAGCCTGATTTACAACCTGAGTTTCATATGGATTTGTGTATGGTGATAAATCTGCACCAGCCACTTGCTGCGCAACTTGCTGGGCTGGGGTGTAGCCTACAGCGGAAAGGTCTTGTGGTTGGAAACCCATACCAGTTTGGGCGCCCATCATTGCCTGCTCTAATGCACCCGCAGATGCTTGATTTACATTAAATCCCGCAGTAGGCGCTAGTGGTGAGGTTGGCGAAGGCATCGGTTGATATTGGGGCGGGTTTGCTTGGGGAGATGCCACAGGCTGAGAACCAGCAACGCCGCCCTTGTTTTGGGCCATTGGCGTTGCACCCATTTGTGGCAGAACACCCGCAACTCCACCCTTATTTGGAGCCATTGGCTGCCCTTGGGGTCTGGGCGTTGCAATTGGTGCCGCTACTGGCGCTGGCGTTGGTGCCGCTACTGGTGTCGCCATTGGAGTTGTTATTGGTGCCATTGGTGCCATTGGAGTTGTTATTGGCGCCATTGGAGCAGGGGGCGCCATTGGAGCAGGCGCCGGAGGTGGTGTCATTGGAGGGTCAACGTATAGATTTGGCGGCGGCGCCATCTGCTGCGCAACTTGTTGAGGTGGAGCCATAGGTTGAGAAACTGGCGCTGGCGCTGGCGCAGGAATTGTAGCTTGAGAAAAGGCGCTCGCGTGGCCAACCCCAGAACTCATTCCTTTTTGATAATTTAACGGATTAAAGTCATACGTTATTTTTTCGTTTGTGTCGTTATTATCTATTCTGAAAGTTCCACCAGCAGATAGTGCGGGGTACGACTGTATCGCATTTTGGATTGCTTCCTCCAAGGTTGCGCCACCCGTGTTATAAGAATTAAATTTCTTATCTACAAAACCATAAGAAGCCATCTCTACGCCCTTTTTAAATTAATAATATGACCAATTATCTTGGGCCATTTCTGTTAAACATTTCGCTTGCGCCAATAGTATATGTAGAATCCGGCTTATCAAATGCATCTGCCGCCGTACTTAGAAGGCCAAGGAAAGGAATATCCGCAACAGTCTCGACTACATTTCCAAACACATCCTTAACGCCACCCAGCAATCCAGTTGTTGGGTCATTCTGGTTGTAACCGCCGCCAATATTCTTAATGCCAGCGGCGCCCATAGTAGCTGCTGCTAACGCGCCGTGGTCTGCTTTATTAGCCGCATCAAAATCACTAGTAGTTATTTCACTTGCTAGTTTCGTAACAGGAACAGCCCCCAGATCGTCCTTTGTGGTATAAGTCACTGGCATACCCGCATATGCCGCAGCAACTTCTGCGTTATAAGCTGGGTTTGATGTTGCCCCAAGAGTTTGAATATTCTGCCCGTAATCTGAAAACGCAGTGTCGATAGCGTTGTGAGCAATATCCTGATGCCCGCCGTAAGTTGTGTAAGTCGGGTTATACATAATTGCAGGATCATTAACGCCGCCGCCAATACCACCGCCGCCTGCGCCCGCCTGCGCTATAGCTAATCTATTTGCGCGATCCAATGCAGCTTCATCTGACAGAGTGTTAAACTGGCTGTAATCAGTAAGCGGAGACGCATACTCACCCGTGTATGGATTAATAAAGAAACTATCCATGTATGATTTTTGTGAGGGACGTTCGGCAGCGAGGCGATCTAATGAAGCCTGATACATCGGAGCCGAAGAGTAACCCTTGAGGCCGCCAGCATATTCAGTTGGCCTCTGCATACCGCCCATAATATCTGCCTGCGTGGCGGGAGCCGACAATCCAAATGCAGATGCAGTATCGGAAACGTTTTGAAACGCAGCCTCTTGCATGGGCGTAAAAGCAGCTACGTCTGGGCCGTAGTAAGGCACATAACCTAGTTGAGAAATTTTCTCAGCCTTGGTGAGATTGCGGCGCGCCGCTTCCTCAATGTACTCAGGTATCGTTACTGTTGATGACGTTGAACCGCCCTTGCCTCCAGACATTACGCAAACTCCTTAACGTATGACGCGTGTTGGGCTTCCCAACCATGCGCCTTTAATGGTTTCTTCCATCCAAATCTTCCAGACATTGACAATGACGAACATCCTTGAACTTTTGCCCATTGTATCACATCGCTATGCATATCCAAAATTTGATCCAATTCGCCGCCGCCTAAGAAGACGTTTAATACTTTCTTTTTGGGATATACCACGATTTCTGTAACAATACACCCCCTTGGTGTAGGCCAAAGCTGCATGACGCCCTTATTAATACCATCCGCAACATCTTCAAAAGCGTGAGTGCCGCCGGAATACTCTAAAGCCGCCTCAATCCACTTCTTACATCTTTTTATTTCGTTAGGCATGAGTCCTCGTTATGGAAAGTGTAGAAGCTGGAAGCGCGGGCTTCGGAGATGACGCCGCAGTGTAATTTAAAAATCCGCTAGTATTATCAATTAAGTAATTTACCTCAACATAATCTCCAGCAGATAATGTAAAAATTTGGGTGCGTGACACAACTAAAGTAGCATTATTTTGATGCAGAGCCGTTGTCATTGCACCATTAGCGACGGCAGTTCCATTTATGCTTGGCCAAAAATAAAAATGTACCGTACTCGCGGAGGTAGAAGATATTTGCGCTGAGAAAGATAAGATATATTCTCCCGCTTCCTCAAAAACAATTCTCGTCGTGGGGCTTCCGCGCGTAATCTTACTATTACCGCTAGGCGCATCGTAAGTGAGTTTATACGCAGTGTTAGCCTGCGAAGGAGTTACGTCAGCAGTTATGATAAAATTTGCGTGACCGCCCTCCAAAACTATTTGGCGCCACTCGCCACCTTCGCTCACGACGGGGTACTTGCCACCCCTATCCCACATAATAGTTCCATCGTCGGCAGCATTCTCACCACCAGTTTGCTGGACTAAGGAGGAGCGCGTCTGAGACATGAATTGCATCATCCTGCGGCCCCAAGTCTTCCAATCCTCGCCGCGTGGCTCTGGTGGTCTATTCTGCTGGGTCATCTACGCCCGCCGGAAACAATATCTAATCTATTGACGCCAACCCGCCAATCGCCAAGAGAAACCGCGTTAATCCGCATTCTAAATTGACGCCCCGTAAATCGCATAGATGTTGGAGTTGACATATTAAATGGCCCGTAATCTCTTTCAGTTCCATTTGGATAGAAGCGCGTTTTAAACGTCACGTTAACGTCACCCTGCGTTTTCTCGTCGGGTATCATTTCAGTGACAGACACGACAGTATCACCAGAACCAATTACAATTGGGCCACTCTCAACAAACGGCGACAGGGTGCCGTAATCAAAACCAATGTCATGCTCGTATATTTTATAGTTAGACGCGTCTGCCCAGATAGGACTTCTGAATGCGCCACGATCGACGCCAGCAGTTCGCGGCAGAGATCCTATGTACCAAGTATTTTCAATATAATTATATACGCAATATCGGTCATTCTCGGTTGCCTCGGCAGATGGATAAAACCAAAAGATCTCACCGTAATTGCTGTTTGTAACTGCAAAGGCTTTACTGATTTGGGCGCGGTTCATATCGTTAAACACATGGTCAGCAACGTCACTTGGCACCTCTTGTACGAGGCTTCCCGTGTAACTGTAAAACGCGTGTGGCCCCATCCAGAAGGCACCAGCGTCAACCACCGCCACCGCCTCATTCGCAGCCAAGCCGCAAGACGTACCGACGCGCTCAATGCCATACACGTATGGCGGGCCAATATAATTAGCAGCGTGAGCGTCGGTGCTTGTCAGTATGAGAGTTTGACCTCGAACCTTGACGCCCTTCATAATCTGCCCGCTTGTATTTAGCTCAAGATCTCCAGCCTCATTCGTGGCTGCGGGCGTCCAAGTTGTGTTATCCTCGCGGTCACACCACTGCACCTTTCTGGGATTACCGCCCGCACCAAGAGCAAATAAAAATCTTTCCTCAGTGACAACCATTGACCTATTATCCGTCGGAGCATTGGCAATAACGGCAGCCGGATTAGATGTATTCAATTGCCATTCATATAACTTGCCGTCATCCTCAGTGCATCCTACGAGGTATTCCCCCCACGTATCCAAAGCCCAAGACGTTGCTGGCTGAATGCGAACCGTGTCCGGCCTCGCCACGCCGTAAGCGTAACCACCGTAAAGACCCCCACCAAATCCAGTGAAGGCCACAGCATCCGCGCGACCAGCAGTAAAACTTGTGGGCGTTATGTCGTAACGCACACCAGTTTCATTCCACGCATATAATTTATTGTAAGTGCCACCAGCTATAAATCTCAGATTGTTATTTGTAACCCAAGTCTTCATGCCGCGTATCTGGGCGTTGGCGGCGTTGCTGGATCTTGTACGCCAGCCACCCATTGGGCGCATTGTATTATCAACCCAACGCACTAAATTGGCGTCACGCCATCGCCCATTAGATTGAAAATCAGTTCCGTTTCTGTAAATACCAGCGGGTATATCTAATGGGATTAATGGCATACAGACCTCGATGCGGAGTTAAACTAATCGGACTATAGCACAATAAGCAATAAAATAACAACAGAGGCGACATGAGCCGCCCCTGAATTTATTACTACTTTTTTTTGCCACCTTTTTTTGGTGGACGGCCTTTAGTGGTTCCGTAAGTTCCCATTCCTTTTGGCATTATTTTACTCCTCTTCCTCTGTTTCTTCTGCTTCAGAATCTTCAAGAGAGATAGCTAACATTTTGCCAAACGCCTCGCTGCCCACTCGCAGTTGGTCTAAATTAAACTGAGAAGAAGTTATCTTTTGTCGCAAAGAATTTATGTGATTGATCATCATCTTTTGCTCATCAGTTAAATCATCTTCTGTGTAGTCTACATCATTAATCGTAATAACCTTTTTTTCTTCAGTCATTTTGATTTCCTTCTAGGTTGTTACCACGGAACCCCCGCAGCTTGGGTTGGCGCTTTAAGCACCTCTATCTGGGCAGCAAGTGCCGCCTCAGTATCGTCCTTACCAACATCAGCTTGCGCCCACGCTATGCAATTAGCTTCTGTCACACTGTCATAAGCGATGAAGTCAGATGCGTCTGGGTCAGGCGTACAGCCGACTGTGCCGTAGCTGCCTACTGAATAATCACCGTCAACTGCATTGCAACGCCAGTGTATTGTGTCGATGCCACCTGTTGCGATTGTGTTTTCAACGGTTGGTATAGTCCAAGTGTATGTGATTGCCATTTATCTATCCTATGCTGCCTGCTGCATCACGCTCAGTGCGTGTCTTGTAATCTGATCGTGCAGTAACCAATGCTACAAAGTCTGCTTGGTTAGATGGGATGCTATCAGTGAAGCTATCATCATTCATCAGCTTGGTAGTCCACTCCTGTTGCATACGCTTCCAACAGTTGTTCTTTTTGCCAAGCATTGCAGCTTGTAGCCAATCGTCTATGTTTAACAGATCGTTTAGCAAGATGGCTTGCTCTGTATCCGTTACGTCTACTGTTAATGTTATTGTTGCCATTGTTTTATCTCCTTTAAGATAGGGTTATTTCGCCCGTGGTTATCCGACCAAGATGCCATTAAAGTATGATTCTACACTTACGTCTGTTTGTGCAGTACCACCAGATTGATACAAAGTTATGGCCGCAGTGTCATCTGCGTCCATATCTGCAAGACAATTCATTGCAATAGGCCAATAGGCCAAATCTGCGTTAAACTGGTTAGATGAAAATAATGACTGATATTCTTCATTAGACGTTTTTATTCGTGCAATATAATAAGCGGCTGCTGAATCTACGTTCTGCAATCTTAGATGAACGTGAAGGCTATATTTGCCTGTTACTGGAGCTGTAAAAGTGCTGCTAGCAAAATTACCACCTACGTCAAACCTTTCTGCACCGAAAGCTACATCTATTTCTTGACCAAGAGCTATGTTATTTTGATTAGCAGAAGGAACCGCACTGAACGCTGGCTGTAATGGCTTGGTGACTGCACCTGTGCCGTCTATACGCAGATGTACTGTACTATTTGCATCATCCGCAAACAGATACCCTGCTGTTCCACCTACATATCTGAGCCTGTTACTACTGTCGTGATAAATTGATGCAGCTGATGCATTCTGCATATCATTAGCGCTAATGGATAAACCAGAGTTAAATATGGCTTTACCTAAATCAGACATATCAAGTCTAAGCGCAGTTACATTGTTTCCACCATCAACACCTTTAAAACGAATGTCTGCATTATTAGTTGGACATCTAATATCAAAGTTGCCATTAGAATTATCAGACAACTCACCAAAAGGTGTACCACCTTCTTTAAGAAGTATATCCCCACCAGCAGCATCAAGAGTAATATCTCCTGCTGAGTCTAGTGTTAGGTCACCAGAACTCAAAGCCAGAGTAGTCCCATCAAGCGTGAAGTTATCTACAGTCAGCCCATCAGAAGTCACTGTGCCTGTTATGTCAATTCCAGTGGCCGTGGTGGCGAGTTTCTTAGCGTTACTGTAATAAAGTTCAGCGGCTCCGTTTTCTATAAACTTTGCCATGTCATCATTATCTGCTTGAGATTTGATAACGATATTATTTCCTCTGATGTGAAGGTTAGATGAACCGCTTTCTTCAATAAATGACACGTTATTAGACCCATCATGGTAAATCTGTAGGTCAGACCCAGCGCCAAATATGGCTTTGTCGTTGTCAGCAAACGTCATATTACCTGTGGAAACAAAAGACGTACCCGTGATGGTCGTACCAGTTATTGCCGCCGCAGAGCTACCACCGATAACCGCGCCATCAATCGTGCCTGAGTTAATATCAATACCAGTAACCGCAGTGGTTCCGTCGAGAAGATTATCAATATTATCAAGGTTAGTGTTGATCTTAGTACCCCAAGTATCCTCAGATGCACCAACCTCCGGCTTAACTAAGCTATATGTGGTTGTCGTTGTATCAGCCATTTTAATCTCCTATGCGGCGTAAGCCTTGATTTAATCACCTAAATTTTAGGGGGAAGCAACAGACCAATCGGTTGATGCGTTGGATGCATATTGCCATACTTCACTCGCGGGATCAACATCAGTCCACGTTTCTGACGTTTCCAACTCTATTTCCCACTTCTCACGCGCGTTACACACGACAGAAGAAGCAACAGAAATATTACTCGAACTAATCTGCACTAGGTTGCAAGTCGCGCCCACAGTCAAAGCAGTATCGATAACGGCGCCGCTGCTAAACACAACATTAGCATTGGATGCCGTAGACGCAGACGCAGCAATTACACTCGCGCCATCTCTCACGCGCTCAATAACCGCACTCGTAGATGCAACACCAGCTATCGCACTGGCGCCACTTTGCACCCTAACGACACTCGCGGAAACAGACGCAGCGCCCGCAGAAGTTGCCGCGCTCTGCCTGACGCGCTGGCCGACAGAAGTTACCGACGCAGTAGACGCGGAAGTGGCTGCACCCTCACGAACACGTAGACCCGCAGCAGTCGTGCCGGAGGTTGTCGCAATTATAGAAGCCGTAAGCCTTACGCGTACAGACGCAGCCGCCGTAGTGGTAGCCGTAATAATTGCGCCAGCGCCGTCAGTGACAAAACCATCAAGCCCAAAATTATATGAGCCGTATGTGCTTTGCCCGTATCCGCTGCGATACTCAGCCATTAGTCTAGCGTAATATCAAGATCACCTGATGGAAGCCTAAACACGTCACCAGTTGAAATAGTTTTGCTGGTTGTCAAAGCAGCGTATGCAATTAAATTTCCGCCGCTGGAAGCATCGAAGACCCCTACGTGCGAAACTGTGCCATAATTAGCAGTCGCAACATCCCACTCAATCGCCGCGTTGTTTGACGCAGTATTGCCGGAAATAGCAAACGCTACAGCCTGACGCCCGTAACCACCGCCGGAAACTTCCGTACCGCCGCCAGTGTCAGACGGAGCCGCAGTGTAAAGCGCGATATGCCAAGCAGTTGGCCGTGTCGCACTACCAGTAGTAAAAACCCAAGTTAATACTGTAGTTTCAAAAGTATTGGAAAAACTCATTTTAATATGCCCTTATTTTCATACGACGGCCTGATCCGCCATATTTTGCTGCGTCACTTGAGGCGTTTATAGCATCAATTGCATTTTTATACAAAGCCGCCCACGTTTGTATTCGTGCATCTTCCTTCAGGTATGGCGCAGAATGCATTAAGGCGCCATATAAATAAGCGTCTGGGAAATACTGCAACAGCCAATTTGATGTATTAGTATCACTCAATTCTGGGACGCGCGCGTAGTAATATAACTCAGCAGTGTATGTACTGTCGGGGACAGGATAAACTTCTATCTCGCCAGCAGTCAAAGCATAGTAGGCTGGCCGACCAGAGGTATTAGCCGTTTCAAACTTTCTCTGTAAAATTTCGGATTGGCTCATCTTCTCAAGCGGGCTGGTATCATTAGACGTAATGTAAAACCTAATGTCCTCAAGAAAATCAGCAGGGATTGCGCTATACTGCGTATCAATCTGAGCGTTGCTGCGCTTCTCCTGACGCCAGTGCCGGACAAACCTTTGTATGTCAGCTTCGGCCAATGTAATAAAATCAGCAGCAATCGTACTTAGATCGTCACGGTTGAGAAAGTCAGCTATGCTCGACTTTAATTCTGCGTATGTTGTAATTGCCATTGATTTAACCTTAAACCTAAGTTAGAATTTTTTTCTGGGAGGATAATAACATGATTGATGTAGATTTAGCTAGGGAACTAATTATTCTAAAAGCAAAAGACTTAGGCTTGGACGATGAAAAACTAGATAGCCTCGACGTATTGGTGTGCAGTCGGCTTGGCATTGAAGATCCAGATCCACTCATCTTTCCATCCTAGATAGGTAACTTAAAATACCTTCAAGAACTTCTGGAGTTATTACTTGCGCAGGCATTTTTGTTTTTATTGCGTGAGTTTTATGTGCTTCGTTTAATGGCTGGCCAGATTTAGTTGCCTTGCCCGCCATTGATTTATAAACATCACTAAATAATAAACCCTGCGGCACGGGGGGAAGTGATCCAAGATAATCGCCAGTAATCTGCGTATTGTATGTAGAATGAGGAAAACTTTGTGGGGGCATATTCCCCCGTGGTTTTTGAAATAAAACTGGATTTAAATCACCTATTCTTGCGGCGCCTAAACCGAACATACCAGCCGGCATATCTCTTTGAGTAGGATCGGTAACACTATACCTAGCCTGCCCCGAACTTGGAAAGCCCAACTCTTGATACGGTTTAGTATCTATTAAACGAATAAAAGATTTTCTCTTAGGAGATGTGGTGCTTTCAGCCCACTTTCGTAAATCCGGCGATAAAATACCAACAAAGTCAGGGTCAAAACCCTTCATTTCTTTATCAAAACTTTTTGCAGCTTTTTTTGTAATTTTGGAGCCTTTGACTAATTCAGCCATAGCCGCGCCCGTCATCGTAGCGAAATCATTTGCGTTTGGAGACATACTCCCCGTTACACCTAAAATATCTTTACCTTGAAATTTTTCTCTTGCTTTGGCAGCTTCTTTATCAATTCTGGTTATAATGTTTTGGTTAGATGCCCAGACTGCATTGTCTGCTTGCGCCGCTGGGCCAAGCATAAAATCAAAGCCGCCTTCGGTGTAAACTGGCTGGTCAAACTTTACATCATCGACACCCTCAACTAATAAGCCGCGAGAAGTTCTGTCGCCGTAAAAAGGTAAAACAACTTTACCTTCAGTTTCCTCCCAAGACATAGGCCTGCGCGCTAAGTTCTCTCCGGTATCAGTTAGGGCAACGTCAGTGTTACCCAAGTAATCCCGCATCTTTGTATTCTGATAACCCAGCGGATCAAGATCTGCTTTATTAGCAGAAGAGGCCGCCAGCAAGCCGCCAAGCTTTGATCTATTGGCAGCAGAAATATTAGATAAATTAGAAAACTCTGGGTCAAAACGGGCATATTGGGATCGAATATCTGCTGGATTATAATTAACTCTAACCCTGTTACCTAAAGCTTCGGCGCTTTCTAAACCGCTAAACCCAGACTTTTCCATTATCTCAGTAACGTTATTTTTACCAAAAACATTTTTTAATTTTTGAATAGTAACCATTGCTGGCTGGTAGCTATCTAAGTAAACACTTAAATTAGGATCAGACTTACTTTTAATAAATACCTGATCTCCGTTTCCACGGTACTCAACATTAAAATCTGGCCCCTCAAAAGCTTGGCCAATAGACCTATTACTATTTATTCCCATTGGTTCATCTAAATTAAGAATATTATTATTCCGCGACATAATAGGAAGAACGTTGCCACCTTCAGCAAAAATCCTTTCACCCGCAATTTGAGATTGTTCCCAATCTTTTGGGACGTATGTTTCAGCCCTTTTAGGATTAGTTGTAGTATAAAAACCTTTGCCTAATTGATTTTGCTTACTGCCAAATTTTTCTTTATCAATTGCAGAGATATTAGCACCAGTGCCATGCATAGATCTTTGATCAAACCCAGCAGCATCAGCCCTAGCCATTCGTGCAGCTTGGCTCATATCAAGTGGCGTATTGGCAAACATATATTGATTGTCAGCCGCACCCATCATCTCATTCGTAACTTCGTTTGATCTACCAGCAGCGCGTAACTCTAGGATTTGCCTCGCCATAGCCTCAGACGCATTTGACGCCGGAGGTAAATCAGACTGAGTGCGAGACACGCCGGAACGTAAAGAATTTTTTGGTGTAGTGGCCAAACCACCGCCGCCCATTGCTAAAGCAGCAGCACCCATAACCTCCGGCACTAAATCGGCCTCTGGTATCAAACCTTGATACGCAGAATATGGCAAGTCAATTGGCTTACCAATTGCGGAAAGCAATCCAACCAAGGCTGGCCCAATACCCTCCCATTCACGCGTAGAAACTCCCTCACTTCCAATTTCCTTAGACAGTAAACCGCCAAGAATAGGACGCCTGCCCTCACGCCATAAATCGTAAGCATCTTCACGCGCCATATCATACAGAAAAGAAAACGGGCTTGCCTGCTCTCTGTAGTAACGCGTTTCGGCTGGATCTGTTGAATATAAAACGGGCGCCATAAATTACTTACCAAACTTCCGCATCAAACAAGTTCCGGCCCGCTTGCAAGCTTCCGGCGTGGGGCAACCCTTCAGTGGTTTCATCATTTAACTTCTCCTCATACTGCCGCACCCTAACATATTTTATTAGGCAATGCCACGTAGGTTTCTTTTAATAGACTGTTTCCAACTCGATATTGCACCGGAAAGAGCCGTCGTTGCATCCGACGCCATAGTCAAACACAAAGCATCAGCCAAGTCAGGAGATTTCAATCCACGCCTGCGCATCTCATCCTTACTCTCAGCCTTCATCTTACCAGAAGAAGTAAACGAATACCGTATGGCAGTCAATTCAGCCACAAGCTGATCACTGTCCGGCAACTTACAAGATCTATCCTCCAACCAACCCTTCGTCTTAAACCAAAGCTCAGACCTCAAATTCATATACGTGTCACCCATAGACGGAGACTCACTAACATTCACGCCCCTCACGGGCGCACCCAACTCACGCAGGCGATCGACAACCCCGCCACCAAGGCCAATACTATCAACTAAAATTTCCTTCGGCTGCGCGCTGGGCGGCAAACCATTATACTCAGCCATGACGCGGCCAACAGTCTGCATCAAATCCAACCCCTGCCACGAATTAATATCCGTCACCACATTCCCATACCGCTTGCACAACGCAGTTTGATCGGTGCCAAACCGTGCAACGTCCAAACCCCAGATGGGCTTCTCATCCGGCGTCACCTCAATATCACGCCGTATCGCACTCTCAACCAAATGAAACGGAATAATAGTATCATCATCGGCCAGCGGAAATTCACCCAAAACACGCACACGAAATGCGTTGGAATCCTCACCATAACGCGCGCGCATCTCATCAACAAAATCATCAGATACGAGGGGGCTTTCCACGCAAGACCAACGCCGCGTCCACCAACTATTCGCCATGCGCGTCTGGCTCTCGTAAAACGTACCACTAGAACGCGTCGGATTAGACAGTAGGATCGTCGTGGCGGAGTGACCCGACATAGAACCCGCAGCAGCCTCAAAAACCTTCTCAGGCACACCGGAAGCCTCGTCAACAACTAACAAAACATTCTCAGAATGCACACCAGCCAAAGCCTCCGGCGTTTCCGCCCTACTCGTCCTAGCCGAAATAAACGCCTCACTGGGAGCCGAAGACAACTCAATGCGATCAGACTTAACAACCAACATAGAACCCAACTGCTCCGGCAACTCATTAATCCAACGCTTTAACTCCGCAAAAAGTGCGTCAAACAACTGACCACTCGTCGGCGCCGTAACCACAACCTTATTCGGAAAACGCAACATCAAAAACCAAAGCATAGCCCAACTTGCAGACGTAGACTTACCCGTACCGTGGCCGGAACGCACACTAATCTTACGCTCGTTATTCGCAATGGCATTCAAAAACTCCGCCTGATACGGCAGAGGATCTGCACCCAAAACCTCCTTAACAAATAAAACAGGATCGTCACGGTAGCGCGACACAAACTCAATAAAAGGATTATCTTCACTCACTGGACAACTCCTCATACTCAACATCAATCGCATTGGCCTCGCGCTGCTTATCCTCCGCATCAATCGCGGCAATCTCAGAGTTAACCTTGCGCAGCGCATCTAAATGCATATCAGCTACAGAAATCGTCACATTAGTCTGCGGGCGATTGCCATACCTATCCTGATTGTAAGAACCCGCCATGAACTTACGCCACTGCACCTTCTCACGCGTGGCGGCAATCTCCGACGTTGTGCTACTGCCATCCAACGCGTCAACCATTCCCAACCCCTCCTCAACCAACGCGTCGGCAGACTCACGCTTCGCCTTGGCCAGCGCAGAAGCATACTCAGGAATCTGATTAACAGACGTGCTAAAATACGCGCGACTGCACCCATACTCCTCCGCAAGCTTTGTCATCGTCTTGCCAGAAGCAACCTCCTCAAACAAAAAATCTGCGCCGCCCTTACTCTTAATCTCACCTAAAATCCTGCGCCGTAAAGCCCTGCCTGCCATTAAATTAACTCCAGTTTTTTTTAAAATTTTACATTAAGCCTGCGTAGTAAGGCAAGGGGGGTGGCGGGGGGTTAAGCGTGTGC